CGGTAGACTCAAAATGGCCCTGAGTGCATTTTCCTAGCACTCCATTTTGAGAATATTACTGATTCCCGGCTATTCCAGTGTAAAGTAAGGACCACCTAATAAAACCTCCCCGACAAGTCGAGAAGTAAAAATCAGTGGTTTTCACTTAAGGAATTGTCGGACGACCACACATGCCGTGTGACCGTGAACTCGGGCCCCCCGAGTTCGTCCTGTACGAAGATAAAACATACCCCCTTCGCACGCAGGGCCTGAAAAATATCGGTACTCATGTTTTGAGCTTTAACAAGTATTGATCTCAGTGTCACAGGGACTCGTCCCATCTCAGAGTGGTGTCTCGAAAAGTTTGCCACGTAAGAGCAGGGATAGAGTTTGCACACTCGGACCAAGCATCCTCTACCTTCTTGCAGAGGAGTGTATTTTAACCGGCCTATATTTATGACTACGAAACGGGGCCTTTCGTTAAGTAGTTTGTTGTTTTCTGGGATTTATCCCGCACTATCTTGCGCATAAGCCTGCTCGAAATAAACAGGGGGCATCCCGTTGAAGAAGAAGAAATTGAAATCTTCTCCAGCTGACACATAAAGTTTCAGATAACTCGTATCGATCGCTGTCTCACTTTCGGGTAACATGATGGAAAAATCCCATCCAGGCCCGCTAGTAGACGTCTCGTAGTTGTCATCAACAAAAGTGTACTTGAATCGATCATTTTGGAGATAAGGAACCTCGATCGTCTGTATGGGGTTAACCGCGGTATTACCTAAGTAGAGCCCATAACAATCAAGACCTCGATCAACTCCATTGAAGATCTGAGGAATATTTGTAATGAGTGGACCAGCACTCTCAGCTATGCTCTGTGTCAATGAAAAATCATTTCGTCGAGCAAGTGAGAAAGTTGTGCTGTTCCACGTATCAGCACCATCTCCTCCAGACCTAATCGAAGTTAAATTCACAGTACTAGTGTCTGCCGTCCACCTGGTTGAACCACGCCATCCAAGAAAAGCGCGACCAAGGTAATTGAGAAGAGTGGTGAGGGCCGCATTGTAAAAGCGACCGTCGGAAAAAGCAGTGACCATCGAACCAGTTGATAGAGTTTGTCCAGTGATAAAACCACCGTACGTTGGAAAAGATCCACGAGAAATCTTGTAAACAGCTGTTGAATTTGGTTCAGCCATTAACCGTAGTTCCGCGCGGTAAGCACGTTTCAAAAGAGTTCGAAAAGAAGGTATTACTTCACCCATAAAAACCATAGTGGTGTCAGGAGTGTCAATTTGCGTTTTAGCCATCTCATCAACCGTTTCCGGATCAGTGATGGGTGCACCTTGATCATCCAGATCATCATCTTTAGTTTCAGGAACACCAGATTCAGGAATCGACTTCTTCAACGAGAGTTTCTTTATGAAACCCGAATAAGAATTATTTTCCGGTACTGAAACCGGAGGTCGGAATTTCAAGTAGGAAATCTTATCATCTGGTGCGGCGACCTCAAAATCGTCAAGCATGGAAATAAAAACATTAACAGAAATATCCTCGTTATCATTAGCTGGCGCTGACAGTTTGTTCAAAATATTGACTGTCAAGACGCCATTGCCTTGAACAAGGTTTGTGATCAATGGGTCAATGCCATATTCCTGGCTACTGTACCAACCAAGACTTTCACGGAAGGGAACATCTTGTCCCCAACCAACATCTATTGTGAAATCCTTGGTTTCCGCTATGTCATGGATTGTAGTATACTGTGTATTAAACTCACCATCAAAAGCACCAATACGAGGATCGTAAGAAACTCGAAGGCGCCCTTTGTGGTATTCGGAAGCGACGACCTGAAAGCGAAAACGCATAGTTCCTCTCCAATATTGAAATGGAAGTGCAGCGAGCGCGCTTGCTGGGAAGTGCCATTCTGCTCCGTTGCGTCCCTTGAGTCCTGGATCGACTCGGGCATTCCAGAGATGGAATCCGGGAGTGGCGCTAACGGGCCAGAAGAATGTGGTGAGATAGGATTCTCGTCCGGCGATTGATCCGATTGGAAGCTCGTCGGTCGACCTGATTCCGGTTGTGCACGGGTCGATAGTGAGTTCCTGTTTGCTATCCACAGTAACTTTGTTTGCTGACTGCTTAGTATCAGTAACTGCAAGCGAATGTTTCGCACGAGGTTCAAAGAGCGATTGATGGAGATCATTCGGCGCTGAAAGGCCAAACATCTTTGCCGTGTTAGCAACCGCGTTCGCCCCCATCTCTGTAGCCTTTGCGTAGGGTCCGATAACAGGGACGTTAGATAACGCTCCTGCGACTCGAGCCACATTTGTAGCAGGCCGAGAGATGACATCTTGCTCGTGTTCGTCATTCGATTTCCCTTTGGGTTTACCAGATTCTGCAACAGACGATTGGGGTATCGCCCGTGTAGGAATGGCAAACTTGACATCTTCTGCCCAAGCGAGGACAGTAATATTGAGGGAATCAGTGCTTGCATTAGCATGTTTGAGGTCATTGATCGAAGCGAGAACAATCTCTCCCATATTTCGCCAGTCGTTAGCTCCAACGACCCAGTTGTTTTTGGGCCAGAAAAATGGAAGTTCCATAGAACCACCAGCTAACATAGTAAGATTGATGTAAACATACATACGTTGTGATCCTCGGATAATATCTTC